TGTTCAAGGTTTTGTTTCAGCAACAGGTAACAAAGTTATTATTGATAATACATTTGGTTCTGATACAATTACTATGCAACATCATAGTGGTGCAGCAATTGTAATTGATTCAGACGGTTCTATACATCTTATATCAACTGGTAAAAAAGGTGTAGGTGTAATATCACCTCGAGGTGATTTGACAGTTTATGCACAAGGTCATCTTATACTTAAAGGTGATGGTAAAGTTACAATTGAATCACAAGGTGATATGGATTTTAATGTTGGTGGTAGTTTAGGTATTCATGTAGGAAGAAATATGATCACTTCTGTTAGAGATGGTTCATCTGAAGAGGTGATATACAACGGAAGCAAGGTTGTTGAAGTTGCCAAAGATATGAGTACCATGGTTGCAGGTGATAATAGAATCACTGCAGCCGGTAAAATGCAAATTCAAACTCCAAATACATTAGATATTGATGCTGCTAAAAACCTAACTATCAGATCTGATAAAACTGTTGAACTAGATGCACAACAAAATATAGGTCTTTATGCAAAAGAAAAAGTAAGTATAAATGCAAAAGATACTTTAGAAGTTGTATCTGAAGGTGCAATGACTCTTTCTACTAAAGATGATTTTGCTTTGAAAGCTGATGGTACAGCCAAGTTATCATCGACAAGTGCTGCATCAATTCATTCAACTTCAACTATAGATGTTTTAGCTTCAGCTAAAGTTAATATTAAAGGCTCAGCTACAGATATCCAAATAAGTGGGTCACCTTCTGTTGATTCTGCAACTGATCCAGGACCTGCACAGCTAGCACAATATCCGACAGCAGATACTATTATTAAAAATATAACTTCATTGCTTGATGCTCCTGACTTTCCTCTTAATGCAGCTACTATGTCAGCAGAAGAAATGTCACTTTATAAAAATGAAGGTGGCAATCCAAATCCAAAAGCTGAAGCTTATGCTGCAGGCAATAAGGGTGCAGGTGTATCTTATCAATCAACTGATACTGGTATAACAGCAGAGGCGATAGCCTCTGGTATTTACGATAGACCAGCAGGAATTTCTGATGGTAATGGTATATCTGAAACACCGGGTATACCTCTACCAAGTTCAATTTATAATAGTAACGAACAATTATCAAGGCATGTTAAAGTTGGTCAAATAATTGGTATTCATAATGCTCCTCAATCTGAAATTAAAAACATATTAACTGCAGCACAAAACGTTGCCTGGAATATTCTAGATCCTTTATATGAAAAGTTTGGTGCAAGAGTTTATATTTCATCTTGGTGGAGACCAAAATCAACCAACCATTCAACGGGTGGTGCTGTTGATATTAGATGTTCTAATAAACCAGACTATGGGTTTACAGCAGAGATTGCATCTTATGTTAGAGACAATCTTCCTTATAGTAAAGTTCTTTTAGAAAAAAATGATGAAGGTGGTATTCATGTTCATGTAGAAGCTGCTAAACCAGGTCAAAGAGGAGGAGGTACTGTTCTTACATGTGCTGATCCACACTGTTATAGTTCAATTCCTGGATTGAAACTTTCATATGCGGTTGCTGCATTGCAAGGAAGAAAGATAGTAGGATAATGGCTGGTTCTAGAGATGATAACTTAATTGCTGCTGCCGTTCCAAATCCTGTTGTTGGTCAGACATACACAATAAGTGGGAGAGAAGTTGCCTACGGCGGATCAGATAAATCTAACTCATCAAGTACACAAACCCCGGGTTCTTCAGGGTCAAATAACACCCGTATTAATAAAGACACCTTAGCTTTAATTCAAAAGGGATTTATTAGTCAACCCGGATTTTATGGTAATCAGGAATTAAAAGCTTCAAATGACAGTTTTAATAATGCAGTGCAAATTGGTGCACAATTATTTGGAAGCGGAGCATCATTAAGAAATACTACAGCTCCTGCTAACTATGTTCGTACCGATAGTAATTATATTTTAACAACATTAGAAAAACAAGCTATTCAAAGAAAATCTCAAGAACTTGCATCTTATGGTATTATACCTTACGATGCTTTAGAAAATTTCTTTTATATTTTAGCTGCTAATGAAAATTACAATAATTTAGTAGAAATCTCTAACACCATTGGTGTACCAGAATTAGCAGATAAAAAATATATTAGAAATATTATAGGTGTTGTAGGCATTCCGGATATCTATAAAATAGGTTATTTGAGCCAAGGAGTAGCTTCAGTAAATCAAAGATATAGTTATCAATATGCTCATATGTCACAATATGATGATATTTCAAAGAGTAGTATTGGAGATACATTACAAGCCGCTGAACTTGGTATAGCATTGGGGGTATTAGGTCCTTCTATAGTTTCAACAGCCTACCAAAATCAAGGTTATAGAGGTAATTTGGGTGGATTTCCTGGATTATCCACTAGCTCAATTGGAAATGCAATTAATACTTATGTTGGTGTTGCAGGAGGTACAGCTTCCGTTGCTGCACTGGCATCAGTTTCAAATCCAACTACGTCTGTTCCTTCTCTTGCAGCTATTGCAGGTGGTGCAGCTATTGGAAATTTATTAAATCAAACACCACTGGGTGGTGCTTTAGGTTCTTTGGGTTCTTTGGGTGGAGTTGTAGCAGGTGCATTACTATCCCAGTCGGGTGGTGGTGCGATGGGGGGATTTTTATCTGAGGTGCTTATAGGAACTAGAATAGCTACTTCTAAAAGAGCAAATAACCCAATGTTGCAGCCACCATCATATGCTGGTAAAAGTTTCTTTGGAGAGGCTCCTGTTGCCTTACCAGCCATTGATCAAATCTTTAGTAGAAGAATAGGTGCATTTTCATCTATGGGTGGTGGAAGTGGAGTTGTAAGTTTTGGAATGCAGAACTTTGCTTCTTTTGGGGGTTCTTTACCAATCTCCTCAATTGTCTCTAGAATGGTAACAGGTTCATCTACATTACCTCCTCAGAATACTTATTTTGGCCAACATGTAGCAACTATGAATAGCAATCTCTGTAATGTTATGAATGTACCTTCTGATTCTATGATAGAAATGAGAAGATCAGATAATGCAATTCCTTTTATGTTAGGATTTAGCGCAGTAATGGTGGGTGAAACCTTCTCACCATTTGGCTCCTCTCCTTTTACTGGGGGTTGGAGACTTGCAGCTTCTACAGCAAATGATATTCAAAGATATAACCCTGCATATCTGAGGGCTGTTCAAACATCATTATAAATAGTTTTATGGCAACATCAACAGTATTTTACTCAGATATACCTACTAATTTTGATGTCCACCCTATTAAGGAGGACTTGGTGCTTCTCTTTAATGAGAATGCAGTCAAAAAGTCTATCCGTAATTTACTATTGACCGATCCTTATGAAAGATTTTTTAATCCTGGAATTGGGGCAGGTATTCGCCAAAGTCTTTTTGAAAATATAGGACCCGACACTGAATATATTTTAAAAGAAAGAATTAGAGAAACAATTATTAATTATGAACCAAGAGCCAATCTTTATAGTGTAACTGTAAAGGCCCTGCCTGATGAAAACTCTTATTCTGCAACTATAGTTTTTTCTGTAGTAAATAATACCACACCGGTCACATTAGACCTAGTTCTAAGAAGAGTAAGATAATGGCAAATACAGGGTTTTTAAGTGTTTCTGAATTAAGCTTTGATGGTATCAAAAGCAACTTAAAGACATTTTTAAAGAGTAAAACCGAATTCAAAGATTATGACTTTGAAGGCTCGAATCTTAGTGCTCTTTTAGATTTGTTGGCGTATAATTCATATATGAATTCCTATTATCTTAACATGATAGGAAGTGAGATGTTCCTGGATTCATCACGTCTTAAGGAATCAGTTGTTTCACATGCTAAGGAATTAAATTACATTCCACGTTCAAGAACATCAGCTCAAGCTTTAGTGACATTCAATGTCAATACTGGAACAGCGACACCTTCATTTGTAGTTATTCCTGAGAATTATGTTGTAAGAACAGCTGTTGATGGTGTTAATTATACTTTTACTACCGACGAAAATATTATCATCAACAGAAACAATGGATACTATACAAGTGACCCTGTTTACATATACGAAGGTAAAATAGTTACAGAATATTTTAATGTAGCTAATACATCAACATTTGTGTTAAATTCAGAAAATGTTGATACAAATAGTATTAAAGTCACTGTTATAAATTCCTCAACAGATTCTTCAAATACAGTCTACAAACAAGCTTATAATTTATATGGTCTAGATCCTTCATCTAAGGTTTTCTTTATTGAAGGTGCTTTAACAAATCAATATGCTATTACATTTGGTGATGGTGTGCTTGGAAATAAACTAGTAAATGGTAATATTGTAAAAGTAAAATACAGATCAACAAATGGTGAAGCGGCAAACAAGGCAAGTTCATTTACTGCAACAACAAAAATAGATAATTTGTACTCCGTAACTGTTTCTACTAATGAAATTGCATCTGTTGGGTCTGAGAGAGAAAGTATTGAATCAGTAAGATTCAATGCACCAAGACATTTCACAACACAAAACAGAGCTGTTACTAAAGAAGATTATACTAATCTTGTATTGCAGAATTTTCCTCAAATTAAAACAGTAAATGTCTATGGTGGCGAAGATGCCGATCCACCACAATTTGGTAAAGTCATCATTACAGCTATTCCATATGGAACTTCAACTATTCTTTCTACAGAATTAAAAAATAGTGTGGTTGCATTTCTTACACCAAAGAATATTACTGCAGAACCTGTCATTATAGATCCTGAGTATCTATTTGTTGAAATTGTATCAGATGTAAAATATGATCCTACATTAACATCCAAGAGTACCCAACTTCTTAAAACAGAGGTTCTCAATCAAATTATTCAGTATGATACATTACATTTAAATAATTTCGGTGATGATTTGAGAAAATCAAAATTACTCTCAATGATAGATTCTGCTGACGAATCAATTGTAAGTAATCAAACTAATTTGAGGGTTATCTATAAAATTACACCAACAAGAACAATCACAAACAGATATAATTTTACATACGGTAATGCAATTTATAGACCTGTTCCAAAATTATATACTGACGATGAATCAGAGGTTATAGTATCAAATTTATTTACTTATAATAAAGATGGTGCACTTTATCAAGCTCGTATTTCGGATGATGGAATAGGTAATCTAAGAGTGTATTTCTTATCACCCAATTCAACAAAAGTTATTCTTGAAAGTAATATAGGAACTATTGATTATTTGACCGGAGATATGTTATTTAATATCAATCCTTTTGATTACACAAACAGTATTGACATTTATGCAAAATTAAACTATGATGATATAATAGTTCAGCAAAATAAATTTTTAAAAATTGATTATGATAAAGTTTCTATTTCTATTAATGTGTTTAACCAATAATGCAAGTTGATTTAAAAGAAATTGCACCATTAGTAGCTCAACAATTTCCAGCCTTCTATCAGGAAGAAGGTGAAAATTTTATTCAATTTGTTAAGGCTTACTATGAGTGGATGGATCAAGAAGGTGCTACTTATAAATCAAGAAGGCTTCTTGAATACACTGATATAAATGAAGTAACAGACGAATACATAGATTATTTTCTTAAAAAATATATGAGAGGTATTCCTAAGAATATTCTCGCTGATAAAAGATTACTAGAAAAACATATTATAGATGTTTATCGTTCAAAAGGTTCCATTGAGGGTCTTAAATTACTTTTTAGACTTCTATACAATCTAGAAATAAATGTATATCTTCCGCAAAAAGATATGCTTAGAACCTCTGATGGAAAATGGATAAGAAATAAGTATCTTGAAGTAGAAGAAAGAAGTTCCAATAGTAGTTATAATAAAAAATTAATTAGAGGAACTACTTCAGGTGCGACAGCATATGTATCTTCTGCTACAAAAGTTAACACAGGCCAACAATTAGCTCATGTTTTTTATCTTTCTGATATTACAACTGGTAGTACAGGAAGTTCGTTTGTTGTTGGTGAATATTTAGTTTACGATGGATTAGATATTAAAGATGCTACTTTAATCAAAGGTTCAGCTGTTGGCGCCTCAATAATTTTTTCATCAGAAGATCATGCACCAGGTGATATCCTTTTAACGTCAAATACTACTGGTGAAGGCCTTAAATTTAACGTTAGTTCAATACTACAAAATGACACGGCCAAGGGATATATTAATTTTAAATTGGTAGATGGTGGTTACGGATATGCAATTGACTCTCCTGTAACTGTAAGTTATAAGACAGCGTCTTCAGGTAATGGGGCAATATTCAAAGTAAAATCCCTTGCTAATACAATTACTTTTCCTTATAATATAAATCCATTAACATTTGCCAATGGACTTTCATTCGCTAATACACTCATATCAGCAAATGATTATGGTGTTACCATGTACCTTGCTAATTCCCAATCAATTATTGGTACGGCTTTAACTTCAGCTAATATTACAATTGGATCTATTGCTTCTCTTGGTGGTGCTTCTTCTGGTGATCATAATTATAATGGTTCAGTTCAAACAAACGTGTTTGAAAAAAGGGTTCATGGATATGGTATAATTGATAGTAAAGGTAAAATATGGGGCAATAATGCCATAATTACCGGAGAATTGGCAACAGGTAATGGCGTCATCAAGAGTGTTGAACTAGTTTCATCTGGTCTTGGATATAATACACAGGGTGAAGTGCTTGTTTTTTATAATGAAAATGACGATCTAAAAACTGCTGAATTAACATTGGAAATTGGTGCTATTGGATATGAAGAAGGTTTCTGGGCAGACGAAAGTAGTTTCTTAAACGCAGATAAGTATATTACAGATAGTGATTATTACCAAGAATATTCATATGAAATTCAATTTGAAAAATCTCTTGATAAATATATTAATGTATTAAAACAAGTTATGCATCCTGTAGGAAATAGAGTTTTTAGCAGACCAATTCTTATTGATAGTAAACAATCTGATGAAATTATACAGACCGAAACCTTGGTGGTAAACACTTAATGACTGGTATTTTTAATCAAAATATTAAAGCAAAATTTGTAAAGAATTTTATTGATGATGTAGCAAACACATCATCAAATTACTATATTACTTTTGGAAAATTCTTTGAGTGGCCCGACGATAATATACCTCCCTCAACAAACTCATCTATCACCGGAACACACTATTCAGTAAATAAAGAAATACTTTTTGGTAAAAAAGTTTCCATTACTGATATTGCATATGTTACAAAGAAAAAAACTTGGACGGCGAACACAGTCTACGATTATTATGATGATACTGATCAAGCCTTATATTCAAAAAATTATTATGTGGTAACAAGTTTAAATAGAGTATACAAGTGCTTGTTCAACAACTATGGGGTTCCATCAACTGATGAGCCAACATTGACTGTGAGTGGTGGTGATTTTGATACTGCTGATGGTTATAAGTGGAAATATCTTTATACTATCAATGGTGCACAGTCAAACAAATTTACTACTAATGATTTTATCCCCATTATACCTTCTCCTGTAGTTTCACAGTTTGCTGAAAACGGTGCTTTACATGTTATTGAAGTAACTAAAAATGGTAATAATTATACTACAGCAAACGGTTACATTGATAATGTTATAAGCAATACATTTTTTAAAATTGCAAATACCAATTCATCTACATTAAGTGGAGCCTACACAGACTCCACATTTTACATTTATTCGGGTGGCGGAGCCGGAAGCCTTTCACCAATCAATAATTATATAGTAAATACTACAGGTAAATTTGTCTCAACTACCAATCCTATTATTGGGGTTGATAGTACATCTCTTTATAGAATTGATCCTCAGGTGAAGATTGTAGGAGATGGGACTGGCGCTGCAGCAGTTGCAGATGTAGACGCCAATACGGGTAAAATTACTTCTGTTACAGTTGTAAGCAGAGGTTTAAATTATACATATGCTAATGTTACAATTACAAATAATACTTATTTCGGATCTGATGCAACAGCTCGAGCCATTATCTCACCTAAGGATGGACATGGTTCAGATGCTGTTTACGAATTGGGGTGTAATACTTTAGGCATTTCCATCAGTACAAATGTAGGTGATAATTTTCCAGATTGGGTAAATTACCGCCAAATTGCATTAATTAATAACCCGGTTGCAGTATCTAATCTATCTACATTCAGTGCTGCGACATTTAACCAAATGTTAAATTTTGGTATCTTAAGCTACGCAGGTGGTTTATTTGACCCTGGTGAAATTGTGCAGGGCTTTACTAGTAAGGCAACAGCAACAGTAGCTCACATGGATTCTTCAAAACTTTATGTTCTTGAGGATGTGGGGACATTTCAACCATTTGAAACACTAACGTCTCTTACTACTGGTAAAACATGCATTATTACAACAATAAATAATAAAGATTTAGTTCCGTATTCATCAACAGTTTATTACTATAAAAATATACAACCAATTAGTAGAACTGGTGTGAAGTCTGAAGATGTAAAATTATACTTTAATTTCTAAGGGAATAAAATGGCTGATTTGCAGACCAACTTGAATGTAGCTCCTTTTTATGATGACTATGATGAAAACAAACAATATTATAGAATATTGTTTCGTCCATCGACAGCTGTACAGGCTCGTGAATTAACACAGCTTCAAACTATTCTCCAGAAACAAATTTCAAGATTTGGTGATAGTATCTATAAAGATGGAAGTATTGTTGAAGGTTGTAATTTTACTCAATATCCCAATATTCCTCAGGTAAGATTTAAAGATAGTAATACATCTACACTAGATTTTTCTACTCTTATTTTAGGCAATTCTGATACAGCAAATAATGTTACACACTTATCTAATTCACATCTTTTGGTTTCTAACACAACAGGTTTAAGAGCTGCCGTGTTTGAAGCAAAAGTTGGCGCAGAATCTGCTGTTGATGCTGGTAGTTATGATACAAACAGAGCTTATGTATTATATCTAAATTCAGGTAATAATTTAGGTACACAAGTAAGCACATTCAGTACAACTAGTGAACAAATTGATGTTTATTCTTCAACTCAAGACAAAACTGGCCCATTAAGTTCTGCTAATTATCTTGGTTCAATTTATACACTGAACTCAAATTCAAGTGTCAATGCTCTAAGTGTGGGACATGGTATTCATATTGGTCAAGGTGTTATTTACCAAAAAGGTTTCTTTATTAAATCTAACCCAGGTAACTTTATAATCAAAGAACATTCTTCTAATGTTGCGGGTATCAAGGTTGGGTTTAGTACTGCAGAATATATTGTAAAACCTGCAGAAGATCCTTCATTATATGATAATTCAATTGGTAGTCCAAACTATAGTGCACCAGGTGCTTATAGATTAAAATTAGTTCCTTCATTGGTATCTTATGATTCTTCAAACACACAAGTTACAATTCCAACTGGATTTTTACCTATTGTAGATTTTAGTGGAGCAACTTCTGCTGCACCAGTTCTTACTGCTGAAGATCCAGTGTATAGTAAAATTGGTGAAGCAATTGCACAAAGAACAAAAGAAGAATCTGGTGATTATATTGCAAAACCTTTTCAATTAAATGTTGAAGCCTCTGGTAATCCCAATACATTTTATTATACCCTATCACCAGGTATTGCTTATATTGATGGTTACAGGGTTGAATATAAAGCACCAAGAAGAATAGAGGTTCCAAGAGGTGTAAGTTCTCAAGATTTGTTAAATGAAATTGCCACCGTTAATTTTGGTAACTACATATTTGTTAACGATGTTGCGGGTATATTTGATATTGGCGGATTGCAATCTGTTAACATTTATGATACAAAACAAGAAGTTCTTTCAAAAAATATTACTGCATCTAGTCCTTTGGGTACACTTGTTGGAACTGCAACAGTTCGTGCTTTTAAATATTATTCTGGTACAAAAGGTACACCTAACGCCCAGTATAGATTATACATTACCAATGTAAGAATGAACACTGGTTACAGTTTTGCAACTGATGCAAAAAGCTTTTATGTCGATGGTACATATGGAAAAGTGTTTGCCGATATTGTTTTAACAAACGGCAAAGCTCAAATTCAAGGTAATCTTGGCAATCTAATATACGATACAGGTCTTACTGGAATAAAAAGGCTAACAAGTAATTCTGGTGTTAATGGAACATCATATGTATATCGTGATACAAGTTCAGCTGAGAATCTTACTAGAACTGGTGGTAAGGCCGCTGCAACATTTACGTTAGGTTCTGATAGATATAACTACGGTGTTGGTACAATTGATGATATTGCAGCTGAAAACATCAATATCTTTTTTAATACTGATGTAACTGCAAATCTATTCTCGTCTACTGTATATCCAGGATCAATTGGCGGCGTATCAAACTCAACTTGTAGTAATGTTACAGTTGGATCTGTTAATGCTGGTTTTGATACAATACTTCAAACAGGTCATAATATTAAATTATATTCTACAGCAACTGGTACAACCTATCACACAATTACAGCTGTAAATGGTGCTAATAGTATTACATTGACACCTAATATTAGTGCTACCGCCGTACCTGGTGATGGAACAATTTCACTTTATAGATTCTTTAAGAAAGGATCTCTAGTTGACTTTACAGGTAGTGGTAATACAATAACTTTTGCACAGGTCTCAGGTGTTGTTACTCAGATGTCTGTTGATATTGCTATAGATCCTGATACTACTACAACTTACTCTATAAGAGCTCAAACTCCTATCTTAAGAACATCTGCTGTTCCTATTAAAAAGGATGTAAAGAAAGATAGATATGTAAACATCAATTGTGCAAGTCATCCAGCAGGTTCAACAGGGCCTTGGTCATTGGGTCTTCCTGATGTTTATAAAGTTACTTCAGTTTACTATGGTGCTGGTTTTGGAAATACATATCCAGATAAAGTTGATTGGTTTAATTTTGATAATGGTCAAACAGATAATTATTATGGTCTTGCACAAATTTCTGTCAAACCTCAATATAAATCACAAATTACTTCAGCAACAAGATTGACAGTAAAGCTAGACCATCTTTCACCTAATATTACATCATCACAAGCAACATTTATGTCTGTTGACTCATATCCGGTTGATGATGCAAATCCAGCAAACACTATTGCCATTGCAACAGCAGAAATTCCTGTGTATAAAGATCTTTCAGGTGGAATTTATGATCTAAGAAATTTCATTGATGTAAGACCTATTATTACTAATACAGCAGTAAGTTCTACTACATCTGCAGGAGCAACTATTAATCCAGCAAATAATGTTACAACATTCTATGCTCCAGCTTTCGCCGCAGCAATTGAACCTGATTCGAATTTTGAATATAACGTAGAATTTTATCTACCAAGATATGATGCATTGTTAATTACAAAGGACGGTAATATGATGGTTAAATCAGGTACACCGTCTTTCAATCCTAAACAACCAACGCTAAATAGTTCAGGAATGAAAATAGCTGATATTTACGTGCCTCCTTATCCATCATTGACGTTTACAGAAGCAGAATAATATGACTTATAAAAGAAAAGATATAGCCGTTCAGGTTGGTATTAATACTATCAAAGGTTACACCATGAAAGAAATTGGTGCGCTCGAAGATAGAATTAGAAAACTTGAATATTATACTGTTCTTAATGCTTTGGCTCTAGATACCAAAACAACATCAATACAAAATGATCAAGGTATTGAGCGTTTTAAAAACGGTATTTTTGCTGATCCGTTCAATGATGATACTATTATGAATACTCAATCACCTGAATTGAATATAGGTATCAGTTCTAAACTTTCTCTTGCCAGACCGAATTTCTATGAAAAATTTATTGGATTTGAGGTAGATAAAACAACAAGTTCAAATATAAAAATATCTGGTAGATTATTGACATTAGATTACACCAATGTCAAATTAGGTGGAAACCCACACGCCACTACCACACGCAATTGTGCGGAGACTTTTTATAATTTTAAGGGTGCTTTAGAAATATATCCAACTTTTGATAATACTAATGTTAACACACAAGCAGCAGATCAGACTATCGTCAATGATCAAGCTAAAGCATTTTCTGATGCAGCTGCAGCTGGTGCGTTTAAAGATATTGACACTACATATAGTAACCCAGCAATTGTTAATAAAAAAGGTAGTACAAATTATTGGCAATCAAATACAACAATAACAATTAGAGATATTAAAGTTGAAAGTCAAAAATTACCACCTCAAGATCTAGGTGATTTCGTTAAAGATGTATCTTTAATGCCTTATATGGTAGGAAGAAAACTTGCTATAATTGCAAGTAATTTAAAACCTAATACAAAATTGTATCCGTTTTTTGATAGACAACCTGTTTCTCAATATTGCTCACCTGCGGTGTATGCACCGGGATTGTTAGATGGAAATGGAAATGTAATACCTTCTGCATTTGCAGAAGCAAGTCATAGTGTCGACCCAAGTTCTATACTACAACAAAAAGGATCATTGGGTGATCAATTAGTATCTGATGATAAAGGAAGGGTTGTTTTAATTTTCAATCTGCCATCTAATACATTTAGAGCAGGAGAAAGAGTATTCCTTCTTATTGATCAAAGTGATATAACTGCTACTAGTTCTATATTAACAAGTGCTGAAGGTACTTATCACTCATCATCTCTATCGACAACCAAACAGAACTTAAAATACCAAGTAATTGAACCTAAATTTACACCTGATACTAGTACAGCACCAGGCACTCCGCTCACTTGGCAAACTACAGACCCCCCTCCTGTTCAGCAAACTGTTGGGGGTGGTACTGGAACACACGATACAGGTGGGACTGGTGTTGGTGTAGGTGTAGGTGTAAATGCTTGCCACGCAGGTGGTGGTGGTGGTGGTGTTAGTATATCACTAGGAGGTACAGGTACTGGTACATGGGGAACAGGTCAACCTGCTAGAGAATAATTATAATAAAGGTAAATTAAAAAATGATAAATGGTAACCCAGTAGCTCAAACTTTTACACTAGCAGGATCTTTAACAGCTGGCCTGCCTGGACTATTTTTGACTCAAATAGGTGTATTTTTCAAAACTAAAAGTTCAACATTGGGAACTACATTAGTGGTTGCTGAGACTGAAAATGGTGTTCCATCTACTAATAGAATTTTAGGTGGCGCTTTTTTAAATAGTTCAGCTATTTCTACAAGTAATGATTCATCTTCTGAAACGGTATATACTTTTGAATACCCTATAATGTTGTCTTCGGATAAAACATATGCTTTTTATGTTTATCCTGAATTAAATTCACCTGATTATAATATGTGGGTATCAGAAGTTGGAGGTACAGATATTTTAACTGGTGAAATTATTAATCAACAACCATATGCAGGAGTGTTATATATTTCATCTAATGGTGACTCATGGACTCCTGTAGAAACCCAAGATTTGAAATTCAATCTTTACATTGCTCAGTTTACAAGTACAACTGGCACAGCAGTATTTGCAAATAAAGCTGATGATTTCATTTCTCTTGATGTATCATCAACTAATGGAATTATTAGAAAAACATCGGGTGTTCCTATCAGCCATGGTGATGTTGTTTACGCAGCTAATGCCTCTAATCTAAACCAGGTATTGACATCAAATACTAGTTTATATCCTGCTGGTATTGTTAATTATATTGATGAGGTCTCTGGTATTCTATATCTACAAAAATCAAATGGTTTGTTTAACAATACCAGTTTTAAAAATATTAGATTTTACAGAACCCCAGATATATCCAATACATCTTATATTTCTAATACTTATTTGATTGCTAATGCTGTAATTCAAACAATAGATGATATCTATTATGAAGCTCTTGTTCCTAAATTTACAATAAATGAACCATCAGGTACATATACTAAATCTCAATTTTTCGGAACTAGTAATACAACATATTCCTCGCCATCTACAAAAGATACTACTGGAATTAATTTACCTAATGAGACATTATTTCAATATCAGGATTTCCAAAGATCTATTAAAAGTTTTTCAAATGAAAAGGCTATTGGTGGTTTTGGAACAAAGGGAACAGCAACTTATGAAATTCAAATGGTTTCATTAAGTCCATTTCAATCTCCTGTTATTGACTTGGCAGCCAAGAATTTTAACTTTATACATAATCGCATTAATAATGATTATACTAATGAACATACTAGATACGGCAATGCATTATGTAAGTATATTTCTAAAACAGTAATACTTGATGGAATATCTGAAGACTTCAAGGTTTGGGTGACAGGATATAGACCTGTTGGAACTGATATTAAAGTTTATGTCAAATTCTTAAACAGCAACAGTGATACTGAATCGTTTGATTCTAAAGACTGGTCTCTTCTTTCATACTTAAACAGCGGCGACGCTGTATATAGTTCACCTCAAGATAGAAATGATTATAAAGAATATTCATTTGGTTTACAACAATTTACTACCAGACCAACAATATCAGAAGCTGACTCAACATACATTGCATACGGTGATTCTGTAGGTGACATTGCCAATGATGTACAACCAGGAACTCTAACTTATTATGATAGAAATGATGTTCAGCACAGAGGTTTTAATTCATTTGCAATTAAAATTGTTCTTCTATCTGAAGATAATGCATTGTATCCAGACATGAGAGATGTACGTTCAGTTGCTTTAATGATATAAAAGAGTTATAATTATGGATAGTGATAAATTTAAACCATTGAAAGATAATCCTGGTGCTCTCATTAATAGTGATGTTGAAGCCTTAGAAGAATATAAAATAAAAAGAAAAAAATTTCTTCTTGAAAAAGAAAAAAAAAGTGAAGTGGAAAATTTAAAGCAAGACGTTGATACTATCAAAAATGATCTTGCTGATTTAAAAAATTTGTTATTGAAAGTATTGGATAAAAAATGATTGAAGATGAAGGTTCTGAAGATACAATTAATTCTAATTTAATTTCTAAAAATCTTTTTGGGATACCAATTTACAAGACAAGGTTTAAACACCACAGTGTATTAAAACCTAAGTGGTTAGAATACTTATCAGATAAAGAAAATTTTAGAAAAAATACTAGAACCTCAAGATTACCTTTCACTTCACCTAATATCCACAATGAAAAAATATTTGAACCATTAAAAGATTTTATATTGGATTCACTTCAGCAGGTGATGAAAGATAATGGTTTCGTTCCTAATATTGCTCTGACAGGAATGTGGGCAACAGTTCATCCAGATGGTGGATTTCATCACAGACATCATCATCACAATTCATATTGGGCGGGGGTATACTATTTGGATGGTAATGATAATTCATCTGGTACTACTTTTTATTCACCTTATCATTATCATAATATTCTTTCACCTGCAAGAGAAAAAAATACAAAAATTAAAATGTTAAGTGATTATACATGCAAATTTGAAGAAGGAATAATGATAATATTTCCTGCCTGGTTGCAACATGCAACTGCTACAAACAATTTTAAATCAACTGGAAAATATCGAAAAATTGTATCATTTAACGCGATGCCAGTTGGCGCAACAAATACTGATCCTTTTGATAGATATTATTTTGCAGATCCGGATGCAAATAAAATGATCAATCATAATGAAGATTTATATGATTATGATCCTAAAAATAATGATGTAGTTGATAGAATAGACTATTTTAATAGCATAGATTCTAGTATTTCTGTTCCCCCTGTGCCTTCTGGAGAAATAAATACTCTAAGAAGTGAAGTAGATTCAATGAAAAATGATTTGGCTGATATTAAAAACTTATTACTGAAGGCTTTAGAAAGCAAATAAATGACGGTTTACATTGCTAACGTTGAATTAAGCACCGATACTTTTGGTCAGTGGGTTGATAAGACTAATTATATAATTGCGGCTCTATCAAACAATGCCGTAACTGTCAACTCAAACACAGCTGTTGGGGATGCTGGTATCACTGGTTCTTTTACAGCCAATACCATAAAAGTTCTTAGTAATTTTGTTGCTATTGGTAATGGGGTATCCAATACCATAACCAGCAGTAATAAGTTGGTATTACAAACATCAACATCTACAAATAACATCATTACTTCAACAGGTATGATAATTGATGGTGTAACCCAATATACTAAAACATTTGCTACTATTGGAAACACAGTAATAAGCGGCGCCAATATTACAGCAGATTCAATATTTACTACTACTGAATTGATGATGGGTAATACCAGAATTACTCCAATATCAACTGCCACTGATACAGCCAATTCAATTTTTCTAAATGTATCAAATACTGCTTTTATTGGTGACGTTGAAGCTAATGTAGTAATTAATAGATACGGTGTTGCAATATATTCAGATCCAACAGGATCTCTCGTCCTTAATAGTTATATGACAGCAACCGATCTTTGGATTGATAACATCCACGCAAAGAGAATCAATATAAATGGTGCTTCATCTAATACTGAATTTTCAGGAAATGTTATTTTCTATGGTGCAAATAATTATTTTAAATATGGACTTACTGCCAATGGTGATGTTAAATTTGAAGGTGGTCTAGTAACCTTTAATTCAAATACATTATTTAATGGAGTAAATAATTATTTTACAACAGGATTAACTTCCGCGGGTGTAATTGATTCGTATGATATCATAAATGCTGATGCAGGAATAACTGTAACAGATTTTATTCAATTTAATGGTTCATCAAGTGGTTATACAAGACTCAAAGCAAACACTGATACAAATAATGTAACATTTACATTACCTGTTGATGATGGTAATGCAGGGGATATTCTTTTTACAAATGGTGCAGGTAAATTAGGATTCAAACCTCAATTCACAGGTAATTCATCATTTGATTTTACAGCTAGAGATATTACAGCAAGAAGCATTGGTGTAGGCACATCACCGGCTGGGACTGCAGGAGATATCAGAGCAATAGGTAATATTACTGCATATTATTCTTCTGATAGAAGACTCAAAGAAAATATTACAAATATTACAGATGCATTAACTAAACTTCAAGCAATCAATGGTGTTGAGTTTGATTGGACTGATGCTTATATCACTCAGCATGGTGGATTGGATAGCACCTTTATGCGTAAACACGATGTTGGTGTTATAGCTCAGGAAGTAGAAGCTATTCTACCAGAAGTAGTTGTTCAAAGATCTGATGGATATAAAGCTGTTAAGTATGAGAAGATAATTGCACTTCTTATTGAAGCTATTAAAGAATTAAAAGCAGAAGTAGATAGTCTCAAAAATGGCAATTAAAACAAATCTCATAGTTGATCAAGGTGCTAATTTTGTTTATAATGTATATCTAATAGATCAAAACGGTGATGCATTTGATATTACCGGGTATACTGCTAATGCTCAAATTAGAAAAACATATACATCAACTACATATAATACAATAGACGTTGCAGTTGGTAATACTAATGGATTAATTACATTATCTATGAACACAGCTATTACAGCTAACCTTACAAATAATAGATATGTATATGACCTTCAATTACATTCAAACAATACAACTTCAAGAATCATGGAGGGTATTGTTACTGTAAATCCCGAGGTTACACGCTAATGCGTGATGGTAAAATAATAGTAACAAAATTTAATGATGTTATTGTTACTGTTGCAAGATCTGCCCCAGTTGAAATAAAAATAATAGTAAAACAAATTGGTGATACTATAGAACCTTTATCTGTGTTAAAGCAAAAAGGTTCTGATGTTATAGGGGCAACACCAACTGTTCCTAATGTTGCCCCTCCAGTTAGTTTCTTTTAAGAAACCCTAAACACATAAGATCCTATGTGTTCACACAACAGTGTGCTATCTGCGTAAATCTTGAATCCCTTCAGTGATGCTTTTCTACAGAAGTCTAGATCTTCTGAGAATGTATCATTGTGATTCAAGGCTGAACGATATTGAAATTGTGGATAGCCAATATCAACCATGACTTTCTTCTTGATAAGAACACATCCAAATCCACAAGCACCTACTTCCATAAGTCCGGCATTCAGCAATTTATCATAAGGAATGTGTGTGTATCCACCTCTATCATTCTTCTCAAAGATTTCTAGAACCTGCTTATCTACAACACGTTGTCTGTATACACCTGAAACAATATCCTTATCATGTTTTAATAGACGAACAAGTGTATCTGCTGGGAAAGCAATATCATAATCAACAGCAAAGAGATAATCATAATTGCCTCTGACCACCCAATCTGCAATTAGATTTCTAACCTGGTCAACATTATAACCATAGAAATATTGAAACACTGTTTCATATCCCTCTGGAACAATAAGATCATAGATAGATTTAAATGTAGCAGATTCAATATTCTTTGCTGTTGGAATTGCAATAAGAATTTTCTTTTTCATAATGTTTTTCACCACTGTTTCATTTGTTGGTTGTACTTGATTAATCACTTCCCTTGATTCTTCTACATTGCTCATAAAGTCAGGTATCTTTGGTTTCTTACCAGCAATCTTTGAAGCATTTTTATTTTGCAATTCACCATGAACTTTATAATCATTTAGAGGATTTAAATCATTATAATTATAAAATATCTCTTGAACTGCAACAACTTTATTGGGATCAGCTTGTTCAATTATATTATAGAAGGTAGCATTATCACCACCAGCCATAAACCAATTTCCATCCTCATCCTTAAATACTTTATCATCAATATTATCAATTAAACCTCTGCGGAATACTCTTAGATGGGGGTAAGGCATTCCCCAGTTAAATTTGTGTTCACGGTAGGCTTTATTTTTTCTAATTTGTTTTGGATAGGGTTGTGCAATCAAGGGAATGTTATCAGCCATAGACCAACAACTTCCGTATGCATATTCAGTCTTATTATCGGCAAATAAAGCATTATAGAAATTAAAGATATTATTATCATTCTTTAATGAATCATCTCCATCAAGAAGCATTACAATATCATCGGATCCTAATACATTGTTTCTCAATGTGTTTATTTGATTATACACTGCCCCTTTATTCTCATTATTATTAATAAGAATAAATCTATGTTGCATATACATAGGAAGACTTTCTATAAAGTCTTTAACAACCTTTACACTATTATCAGTACTACAATCGTTAATCAAATACATATGATAATTATCATAGTCTTGAGAGGCAACCGATTGCAAACAATCTAATAGATATTTTTCAGCATTATAGAAAGGTGTGATAACAGCAATGTGTTCTTCATATCCCGATTTATAATTATTCCATTCTTCCTTATTGCTGAATCGTCTTCCAAATACTCTATGAACTTTATCATTGATATAAGATACTTGACGATATTCATTTACTGGCATATATTGATTAAATTGTTTTAAGAACAATTGTTTCCATTGTAAAGCAACAGTATCCCATGTGTTAATATCTTTAATTACATTACAATAATATTGTTTTTGTTGATGAAGATAAGGATCATTATAGGCCTTAACAACCCTAGCAACAAATTGATCTACCTGTGCATCAACTTTAATTTCTGGAAACAGACCATTTGGTTCAATAGCATAATCAATAAAATAAGATGCAAGATCAATAGCAGTCTCTTCCAATGCACCAAAACGAGTAGCAACCAGTGGAGTATTATATGTTAATGATTCAAGTGTTGAAATACCAAACGTTTCAGGAAAAGCACCCGGAAACAAAAAGAAATTAGCCTTAGCAAGAAGCTCAGCAATTTGTTTTTGAGTAATGATTCCTGTAAATTCAATATCAAGATCTTTATATCTTTGTTCTTCTTTCAATTTCATCAATGTTTCACCTTGAGCATCTAAAGGTGAATCATCTCTAAATTTATAATAACCACCTACAATCTTAAGCTTTGCATCAGGAATATAATGTTTAACCCTTGGCCAAATTTTATCAATAAGAGGAATCATTCCTTTTGTAACTGATGCATTGTAAACAAAAAGATTCCTATCTTTTGCATGGATATCAACTTCATCAAAATAATTAACAACACCATTTCTAGTAATGAACATCTTATTTTTCATTACTTCAAAATTACGTCTTTTACCATGATGGCAATTGGTTACATAAGCTGTATGGAAATCAGAAAGTGTAAAGATTTTATCAATATAACCTTGTACAGCCAATTCTTCTAGGATATTATCACCATTACAAAAAGTATCATGCATCCATAATACTTTAAGTTTAGCATTTTTTCTAATATTTTCAAATATGCGACAAGGATATCTTGTTGCTTGATCAAATGCGTGGTAATAATGTTCTGGTATAAATGGTACAACAGTTCTAGATGATATTACAATATCAAACTTATCTGATGAATTTATACTATTAATATGTCTATAAGTGACACCGTCATAAATACCAACAGTACTATCGTCTTCACCACAAGCATTTAGTACAGTTACAGGGAATCCCAGCTTTGAAAGTTCACGGGAAATGAGAATTACGGCTGATTCAGACCCACCTAACCCTCTATTTTTTAGGGTATTACCATCATAAACAAGACCAATCAAATCGAGAATAGCGATAGAAGGTAACTTCATAATAACCTCATAATAAAAACATAAATATGTGATGAATTTCTATAATTATATATTACTTTTGTAAACAAGGCAACAGATGGCTCTGATTTTATATAGTCAACAAATATCAGCTGATGGTAGTTCCAATTCTTTCAATTTATCTAGAACAGTAGATACAGCTACCAATATTTTGGTAATTGTCAACGGCCTTGTTCAGGTGCCAGGGGTTGATTATACTGTCGTAGACGGTGACATTCTTAATTTAGCAATCACACCTAATAGTTACGAAGATATTGAAATAAGATATATTACCACGGATGGTAATGAAGGTCCAACCGGCTATCGTGGATCAGCAGGATTTATTGGCTCAGCTGGTTACCGTGGATCTTCGGGTGTTGCGGGTTTCCAAGGATCTGCTGGTGCACCAGGTGGTCCAACTGGCTATACTGGTAGTGCCGGTGGATCTGGTTATGACGGCTCAGTGGGTTATACAGGTTCACAGGGTGCAGGTAAACCTTCAAAATCATCTACATATACTGGAAATGGTAGTAACACACAATTTACACTTTTGGATTCTACCATTGATCCAAATCATATTATGGTCTTTACAAATGGTCTTATTGAGACACCAGTTGTAGATTATAATGTAAGCGGAACAACTTTATCATATACTGTTGCTCCTCCTCTCAATGCTTTTATTGAAGTAAGATATTTTGATATTGCACAAGGCGACGTAGGTTTCCAAGGATCTGCGGGTTATAGAGGATCATTAGGTGCAACAGGCTATCAAGGTTCTGTTGGTTTTCAAGGTTCTGTAGGCTTCACTGGTTCAACGGGACCTGTTGGATATGGTGGTTCAGTTGGTTATGTTGGATCTAGAGGGTTTACTGGTTCTATAGGTGTTACTGGTTATACTGGTTCATTTGGTCAGACCGGTATGCCATACAAAGTATCTACTTATATTGCCAACGGAAGTAACACCGAATTTGGCTTATTAGATCCAACAAATGTACCTGAAAATATTTTAGTATTTGTTAACGGTCTTGTTGAAACACCTTATGTTGATTATACAGTTGATTACGATAAATTACAATTTATAAATCCACCTGCTCTAGATGCGTTTGTTGAAGTTAGATATTATGGTATTATTGCAGGTTATGCTGGGTATAGAGGATCAAGGGGTGCGATCGGGGAGACTGGTTATCAAGGATCAGCAGGTGCTGGTTATACAGGTTCTATTGGTGGAACTGGTTATACAGGATCAAGAGGATATGTAGGTTCAACAGGTGCTACTGGTAATTTTGGTGGTGCTACATTTGATTACACATATCTCACAGATATTGACAATTCGGATCCTGGTGCCGGCAAATTAAAAATAAACAGTTCTTCTAAGACATCAGCCACTGAATTGTATGTTAATGAAAATGATGCTTATTATGGATCAATATATTACTTTATACATGCTATAGATGCATCATCATCAGGAATCAAAGGGCATTTCTTAATTGCTGAAAAAGCAAACACCCTCAATCAAACTTTATTCAGTATTACTGGCGTAAGTTCTTTTGATGGTAATTATTTTACACTGCCTATTTCCTATACATCAGGAAATACAACAAACTTTGCTAATAATTTAGTAGTAGAATTCACATTAGCAAAAACTGGTGATGTTGGAGATACAGGTTATACTGGTTCAATTGGTTATACAGGTTCATTAGGCGATACTGGCTATACGGGATCAATAGGTGCGGGTTACACCGGATCTAAAGGTATTGCAAATGTTATTGTCAAGGAATTATCACCACCTGATCCTAATGATATTGATGGCACTCTTTGGTATGACAATGATACAGGTATCTTAAGTATCTATTATAAAGATGAAGATACATGGGTTGGTATCAATTCGGGTTTGACTGGATTTGTTGGTTCCAGAGGTGATCCAGGTGGCTATACTGGTTCAAGAGGTTATACAGGATCTAAAGGATATGCAGGATCTCAAGGTGAATTAGGCGATACGGGCTATGATGGATCACAAGGATATACTGGGTCTATAGGTTATACCGGATCATTCGGATATACTGGATCAATTGGATACACAGGATCTGAAGGTTACACTGGATCTCAAGGTTATACTGGTTCGGAAGGTTATATAGGATCAGAAGGTTATACTGGGTCTATTGGATATACTGGTTCAATTGGATACACAGGATCAATTGGATATACTGGTTCTGAAGGTTTTGTTGGGTCATTTGGTTATTCAGGTTCAGAGGGATATACTGGTTCTGAAGGTTATACCGGGTCAATTGGTTATACTGGATCAGTTGGTTTTGTTGGGTCAAGAGGATATACAGGTAGTATTGGTTTTGTTGGTTCTATTGGTGCTTTAGGTTACACAGGATCTACAGGTGCAGGATATACAGGTTCAGTAGGTGCTGCAGCACAATTAGTTGAAAGTTTCCAAGATCTTGGATCAACTTCAGGAAGTCTAACCCTTGATACTTCATTATACAATATCTTTAGATTATCTCCATCAGGTTCATTTAATGTTGATTTAACAAATATAAGTACAATAGCAAATAATAAAACTACAACATTTGTAATTGTAATTCAACAAGGTGCAACACCATACGTTCCAAGCTCAATAAAATATGATGGTACAACACAATCGTCAATTAAATGGCAAGGAGGATCCTCACCAACGGGTTCTGCTAACAAGACTACAACTATCAGTCTTACAATCTTTAAAACCTCAACAGGTACTACCACATTAGGTCAAAGTGTGGAGTTTGGTTGATATGCCTTTACCTGGTAATACACGACATAGTTTTTATCCCGGTATGAGGTATGTAAATATTGTACCTACACCTAGTTTACAATTTAACAATGGAACTTTTGATGATGGATTAGTTGGATATACCGTTTACAATGAATGGATATCACCCGGAGGTGTTATACCAGGAAAAAAATCAACTTTGATGGGTTGTCCTATTCCAGCAGATCCAACCCCTTATCCTATGGGTGAAAAAGGTGGTGTTCCTACACCTTCAATTGGACAATCTAGCACATTTACTCCATCTGCGGTTGCACCTTTTACAGGTACAAATGGTTTCTTGACCCGAGTTATGCCCAATGGACCCTATGGTAGTTATCTTGAGTTGTCTTTGAAGGGAACTATGAAACTCAATAACGGTGGGATAGCCTACGGACCTGCTGTTATTTCTAATAGTCCTGTCATTGCCGGTGTTGGAGATAGAATAAGTTTTAGTTGGACTGCCCTGGGTGGTGGCGATGCATATAATGTCCTTGCCTATATTTTTGACCCTGATCAAAGTTGTAGGTATTTTATTATGGTTGATGATACAGGTGATAATGGAGCAGCAGTTCAACCTTGGACTAAAGTATCGAAAGTAATAGGACCAGGTGAAGCTGGAAATTATTACTTTGTTTTTATTAGTGGAACATTTGATTATAATTTTGGAACAGGAACAGGCGCAATATTAGGTATTGACACAATTAAAATTGAAAAGGCCGGGACTTATTAACCTTGATAATTTATAACAATAAATATTAAAAAATACACGGATCTTAAATGGCTTTAATTTTTCCCGATAATCCTCTTTTAAATGATGTAGTAGTTCTCAATGGTAGAACATACAAATGGGATGGCTATCGCTGGCTAAATGTTGGTGATGTCGGCTTTCAGGGTTCCGTAGGTACGGTTGGTTATCAAGGTTCAGCTGGTTTTAGAGGTTCTGTGGGCTTTCAAGGCTCACAGGGTGAGATGGGATATTCTGGTTCTGTTGGTGCTGATGGCTATACAGGATCTCAGGGTATACAAGGTGTAAGAGGATATACTGGCTCACAAGGTTTAAGGGGATACTCAGGTTCAAGAGGTCTTGTTGGCCAAACAGGCGACGCCTTTGAATATTATCAAAATCAAACAACCCCTACTATACAATCTATCTATTTTGATGATGATATATCAACAGCAACTACTATCACATTTGCTGAAAATGATTTAAATAATAATAATATCAAAAACCTTTTAACTGCTCTTTTTAGCAATTCTAATTCTGGTGGTACAATATACATCAGAAAAAGAGATGATGTAACTTCTTATGCTATCTTAAGAGTATCTGGTCAAGCTTCTGTATCCTTGTGGTCTGGATTGGATACTTTTTATATTATAGAACTACCAATTGAATATATTGATGGTGAGAGTGTAAGTTTTAACGAAGCTAGTGTCCTTGAAGTAACAGTATTAGTTGATGGTTATACAGGTTCAATCGGATACACCGGATCACGTGGTGCAGGATATACTGGATCTCAGGGTAATCTTGGGTATACAGGTTCAATTGGATTTACAGGATCTACTGGTGCGGGTTATGATGGCTCCAGAGGTGATACAGGATTTACAGGCAGCAGAGGTGCTAATGGTCCGTTAGGATTTACAGGATCAACTGGTACAGGCTTTACCGGTTCTGTTGGCTTTGTTGGTTCACTTGGTTTTACAGGATCTGTTGGTGCTGGGTATACTGGTTCTAAAGGTGATACAGGATATGACGGATCAGTTGGGGGATTAGGATATACTGGTTCAACTGGTGCTGGTTACACAGGTTCTGAAGGTTATACTGGTTCTATTGGTAGTTTAGGTTATACAGGATCAAGAGGAAGTGGATTTACAGGTTCAAGGGGTGAACTTGGATACTCTGGTTCACAAGGAAATTCAGGTTTTACAGGTTCAACAGGTTCAGGTTTTACTGGCTCAAGAGGTGTCGGTGGTCCATTAGGATATACTGGATCCGTAGGTGCTGGATATACTGGTTCACAAGGTGATCAAGGTGTATTAGGATACTCAGGTTCAAAAGGTGATTCCGGATATACTGGTTCAGTTGGTTATGCGGGATCAAGAGGTCCACAAGGTGTACAAGGTAATTTTGGTGGTATAAACTATCTTTATAGTTTCAGTTCTAATACCACAAATGACAATCCAGGTATTGGAACATTTAGATTTGACTACGGTGTTGCGAATTCTGCAAATATTGGTACTCTGTATATCAATAAACTCGCTCTAGATTATAGTTATGCCTTTAATTCATTTTTAATTATAGATACATCCACATCAGGCATAAAGGGTATTATGCGTGTTGGAGATTCAGTCAACACTGATATCTTTGGTGTATTTACAATTATCAATAATTTCACAGAAGAATCTGCTTGGGTTAGGGTTCCTATCGCCTTTACCTCGGGAAATAATTTACCAAGTCTTATTGATGGTACTGTAAGCACAATTACCCTAACAAGAGTTGGTGATATAGGAGACACTGGTTATACAGGATCTGCTGGTGCAAGTGGATATGCAGGTTCGGGTGGAACTGGTTATACAGGTTCTATTGGTGGAACTGGTTTCACTGGATCAAGAGGTAATACAGGTTATGCTGGATCTATTGGTTTAAATTATATTGGAACATGGGATTCTGGAACAACATATAGTGCAAGAGATACGGTTTTCTATGATGGCTCTTCATATATCTCTCTCACTGATAGCAATTTAAATTATGATCCTGTTTCATATCCAGAATATTGGGGTAATGTTGCTTCTAAAGGATATACAGGTTCTGCGGGTACAATTGGTGTTGATGGTTACACAGGATCAATAGGTTACACCGGTTCAAGAGGTGTTTCTGGATTTGCTGGTTCACGTGGTGATACAGGATATGATGGATCAATTGGTTATACGGGATCAACTGGTGCTGGTTATGATGGTTCAAGAGGTAGCACAGGTTATTCAGGATCCTTAGGTTATACTGGATCAATAGGATTTACTGGTTCAACAGGAGCTGGTTATACAGGTTCTATCGGTGGTTTAGGTTATACTGGTTCAAGAGGTTTTGGTTATACTGGCTCAACAGGTGATTTGGGATATTCAGGATCTATTGGTTTTACAGGATCTGTCGGAGCAGGTTATACTGGTTCTAGAGGTGATCTAGGATATTCAGGATCTATTGGTTTTACAGGTTCTACGGGTGCTGGTTATACAGGTTCAAGAGGTGATCTGGGTTATTCAGGTTCTTCTGGTGCAGGATATATTGGATCTAAAGGTGATACTGGATACGATGGATCAAGAGGTGATACTGGATATACAGGTTCCCAGGGTGACACTGGATACGATGGTTCAAGAGGTAATACTGGTTACACAGGATCAATTGGTTATACTGGATCAAGAGGTGATACTGGATATGATGGTTCTAGAGGTGATCTAGGATATACAGGCTCACTAGGATATACTGGTTCAAGAGGTATTACTGGGTATGACGGCTCCAGAGGTGATACTGGATATGATGGATCTATTGGTTATACTGGTTCAAGAGGTTATGCTGGGTCTAAAGGTGATACTGGTTACGATGGTTCTAGAGGAACTTACGGATCATCTTATGCAATATTAGATGTTGATGCAGATAGTTCAGTAATATTTGTTGGTGGTTCTAAATCAACACCAACAAGTGAAGGATTTACTACTTCAAGTGATGTTGGTGGTACAGCGTCAATTGGTGTTTTCAATACTGGTTCTGGTACAAGAACATGCACAAATCAACATAGAACTTATCTTTATGGTATTTCAAAATGCGCATTCTATGTATATCAAAGTGGCACACAACCACCCGAAGAAGACTTATTAGTAGAGTATAGTAAAGACGGTGGTTCTACTTGGACTACTATGCATACAGTACCTTACACTGGTATTGCTAATGATACATGGGTACAAAGAGAGTTTACTATTCCAACTGATGCCAAATATCCAGGTGGCATTTATATAAGAGTTGTTCAAAACTCTGCCGATGGAAATGGTGTTGACATCTGGGCCTTTACATCCATCATGGCCTACGTGACAGGATATACTGGTTCTCTGGGCTATACAGGATCAATAGGATATACTGGTTCAAAAGGTGATACTGGGTATGTTGGATCATTTGGTTATACTGGTTCTCAAGGTATTCAGGGATATACAGGTTCTAAGGGTGATACTGGGTATGATGGATCTAAGGGTGATCTAGGTTATACAGGATCACAAGGACGTGAAGGTTCATTTGGTGGTCAAGCTTTTAATTATTATTTCTCGTCAAATACAATACACACATCAACACCAAATGGTTACTTTAATTTTAGTAACACAGATTTCAGTCTTGCAAACACTTTATATATTGACTATATCGATGCAACAGGAGCCAACAGTTATTCCTTCCTACAAACAATAGATGACTCAACATCTTCAATAAAGGGACATTTTTCAGTTAAGGATGTTTCAAATTCACTTAACTACGCAATGTTTGCGATTATAGGAACACATGTAGAAGATGGTGAACATTTTGATGTGCCAATTTCTTACCTAAGTGGTGTAACATCATTTACTAATGGTACAAATACTGTTATTACATTTGCAAGAACCGGTGATATTGGTGATACTGGTTACACAGGTTCTACTGGTTATGTTGGTTCTCAAGGTGATTTGGGTTATACAGGTTCCTTTGGTTATACAGGTTCTTTTGGATACACAGGATCCAAGGGTGATACTGGATATGATGGATCAAAAGGTGATATTGGATATACAGGATCTTTTGGTTATACCGGGTCTAAAGGAGATTCAGGATACACAGGATCTCAAGGTGATTTAGGATATACTGGATCTATTGGATATACAGGTTCCAAAGGAGATACTGGTTATACGGGATCTCAAGGTGATTTGGGGTATAGTGGTTCACAAGGTGCAAACAGTATATACACTGTTTCAAATACAGCTCCATCAAGTCCTACAGCAGGTGATAGATGGTTCAATACTGATTATGGTATTGAATTGGTTTACACATATGATGGTGACAGTTCTCAATGGGTAGAATTGGCTGGTAGTGGATTCTTAGGTCAAACAGGCTATACTGGTTCCTTTGGTAGTACTGGGTTTACTGGATCTTTTGGTAGTACTGGTTTTACTGGATCTTTTGGATACACAGGGTCTATTGGATATTCTGTAAGCTTTTCAGTAAATGATCAAACCTCATCCTATGTTTTAACAGCAAATGATGCTAATAAATTAGTTACCGTTACTACTGGTGGAGTTACTATTAATAGTGATATCTTCATTGCGGGTGAAACTATTACAATTTATAATAATAGTGCATCTAATCAAACTATCACAGCCAATAGTGTTACAATGTATCTTGTAGGCTCATCTAGTACAGGTAATAGAACATTGGCACAAAGAGGTTTAGCTACAGTGGTGTGTGTGGCAGCAAATAATTTTGTGATCACAGGTGGCGGGTTGTCATAATGGGCGTTTTCAACGTTATGGCTGGAAAAGGTCCTGGACCTGGTGGTGGTTCTGCAACTGTACCTGATGCACCAACACTCACTAGAGCAGTTTTAACAAACACAACCGCTGCATCTATCTCTTTTATTGCACCATCATACAACGGTGGAAATCCAGTAAAAAGTTATACTGCAGTCTCTACTCCAAGCTCAATATCAGGAACAGTAAACCAATCTGGTAGTGGAAATGTAATTGTTTCTGGTTTAACATCTGGCACTGCTTATACTTTTATAGTTTATGCTACTAATGATATTGGAAATAGTTCTAATAGTACTTCAAGTGGTAATGCTAATTCAGAATTTGGTGAAGCAACATTTACTATAGCAGGAACCAATACATGGACAGTTCCAGCAAACGTTACAAGCATCAGCATAGTAATGGTTGGTGGCGGTGGTGCTGGTGGAGATCTATACGGTGGTGGAGGTGGCGGTGCTGCACTTACATATATTAATAATCTTTCTGTTGTACCAGGTAATACATACAACCTATTTGTTGGTGCTGGTGGTTCTTCAGCACCAAGAACAGGTTCAGCTAGTTGGTTCAGTAACTCTACATTCCTTTTTGCTGATGGTGGTGGTGGAGGAACAAGTGGTTCAGGAGCCTCACGCACAGCTGGTGGTGGTGGTGGGACTGCGGGTTACGCCGGCAATGGTGGTGTTGGTGGGGCTAATA